GCGGCACTTGAACTAAATCATTGCCCACAAACTTACCAAAGTTAACCATTTCTGCTATTGAACCAAACTCTACATTAATTTTCATTTTTTCCCCACTGAGTTAATTAAATACTTAGCCAGCTTGACACGAACCTCGTCAATGTCTTCCCAAAGATAACCTGTTTTAGTAAAATGTATAGGTTCAATTTTTAACTTTTCAATAATGAACTTACTTGATATTGTGATGCCAAGTATTTTGCTTATCTCACCAGTATTTAATAAATAAGACAGGTCTTTCATTTAAACTCCCCACAGTTCTAGTGATTTCTTTTTACCGCACTCATCGTAGCTAGTGCCCATACCTAATTCACATGCAAGAGGCAAAGTAGTAGCCCAAGAAGGTCGCCAACGCATACATTCATTTACGTATAGCAGTGCTTCTTTTGCTTCTACTTCAGGTACTACACACATCACGGCATCGTGTACAGTTAACACTACTTTATACTTTTTTGCAATCCGTAGCATTTGCTCACCAATAATGCAACGAGCAAGTGCTTGGCACAGGTTTTCTACTACCTTACCACCATAAATCTTAATACGTCCACGCCTACTTGCATAAGAGTATTGCTCATCTTGGTCTTTTTGTAAATCAGGGTAGTTTAAATACAACCCGCTCGGGAGTAGAAAGCCATTTTCCGTAAGGGTAAGTGCCTGCGGCTGACACCCAACTTGCGCAGTCTGCTTAGCTCTGAGGGCATCAAGGGAACTATTAGCTTCCTTCCAAAGTCTAGGTATGTAGGGGTACGTGTCACGATAGACTTGAATAATGCGAGACGCTTCCGCATCATCAATTTCCACGTTAAAAGTTTTGAGTTGTACCCCAAACTTGGTAGCACCCATGCCATACCCCGCACCGAGGATTGTTGTCTTACCCACGAACCGCTCGCCATCCGTGATTTCACTTTGCGTCTTTCCATAGATAGACGATGCCATGATTTTGTATACATCTTCTTTGTCCTCAAAGGCTGTGACTAAATCGTTTTGTCCACTGAGCCACGCTACTGTGCGAGCTTCAATTTGTGATGAGTCAGCATCAATTAAAACAAAACCCTGGGGTGCTGTGATTGCATTCTTAAGTAATGATTTTCTTGGTAGATTTTGTAGGTTTAGTTTATCATCACCGCCCCAACGACCAGTATGGGCAGCATAATACCTAAGAGGAACAGGCATACAGCCCCGCTTAGATATAGAAATAAAACGTTCAGTTCTTGTTTCCTCGAGAGTAGACTTAGTCCCCAAACGGGCGGCAACAATGGCTTGAACTCGTTCGTCGGGATGCTCGGCAAGTTCTTTGAAGCCTTCATCATTTTTGGCAAATGCGTATGTTTGTTTACCATTGGCAGGGCTTTCCTTCATAGGTGGCTCGACCCCAAGGCTAATAAATAAGTCGGCTAGTTTGGGGTTACTCATCAATGTATCTTTATCTGCTATGCAAGCTTCAAGTAGTTTCTCTTTACGAGCTTTGACTTGCATTAAATGTTGCTCAAGCAAAGGAGTGTTTAAAGACAATGTCGGCTCTGAAAACATCTTTATTGTCAAGCTAATTAGCTTTAATTCTTTGGTATTGAAGCGTTCTACCAACACTTTAAATAGTTCGTAAGTTAAAGCCACGTCGTTCTTGCAATACTCACCGTACTGAAGCAACTCAACTGGCATAAAATCCACACGGTTTTTACCTTTAGCTTCAACAACTTCAGTGCCTTTAGTGCCAAGGTTGTACCTTTGGGCTAGCTTTGCAAGGCTATTACCAGCTTCTAAACCATCTGATGCACGAGCCATAGATAAAGTATCTAGCCATGCTGTTGGCTTTATACCAAACACCCAAGACAGTATTGCTGAATCAAACATAGCATTGTGGGCTAGGGCGAAGCAGTTCCAATCAAATTGCAAGAGCCACTCTTTTATTTCTGCATGCGTTCCGCTTTTCCATGCTGGAGTGTCGTCATTGACTTGCACGGCAACTCCGATAACCTCAAACCTGTCATCACGTACATACTCTTCTGTAGTTACTTTTGTAAGACTAAAGTCCACAGAGTAGTATGTTTCAAAGTCTAGGGTTATTATGTTCACTTAATCTCCCCAACAAACGGCTCCGTGCCTTCTTCAACTATAGTTTCAAGTATTAATCCATAGGCAAAAGGTCTTGCAACTTCTATAATCAACTGTCTGCATTTAATATAAATAGCCAGCTTTTCTATTAGTGTGAAGTATCTATACTGTGACAGGTGAGGATGCACGTTCTCCTCTTTCAAAACTAATGGTATAAAATTAATCCACTTTCTATTGTCGTAAACAAACTCGTCAGGATGAGAGTCCATACGTTCAAGTAAAAGTTTTATTTGATCGCTACAAAAATGTTTAAGTAAATGGCTAGGGCGAAGATGATGGAGAACTGGTGGCATATTATCCTCGCCCATCTTCATCAAAGGACGCAAAATATAATTTCAAGTCATCAAGCAAATCCTCGTTGACCATAAAGGATTGACCGCCCGCTCGCCTTATGCGTAGCAGTTCTCGCTCTTGCAATGCAGTAAGTTTTCCGTTGCCTGCTTTACACTCGATGGCGATGAACGCACCCATGTAGCAACATATAATATCGGGGACACCACTACGACCATAGCCGTGTGTGGCAGGAAAAAAGTAGTAGACTCCGTGGTCTTTAAGTATTTTGACGACGGCATTCTTTACCTTGGACTCAGGTGTGGTCATGGGTTTTGACTTCCTTTTATGTAATTATTGACATAGTATAGTCCTTAATTACAGTTTTGCAAACTATTTTTATTAGGACAAACCCGAGGTAGGACATAGTGTCACTGTGACACTTTGTCCCATAAAAAAAGCCACCCGAAGGTGGCTTGGTGTAGGCTAAGTAGATTCCGCATCCCACTTGCGGTATTGGGAGATTGTTGGCTTACGCCTTGACTTGCATTACATCTACTAGGCTAGCAAGAACAACCATCGGAAATACAATATCTATATTACTCTTTAAGGTAGAAGTAAGTGTTTGGATGCTTCTGTGCCTCATAGTTCTCAGGCTTGAACATCACGCCAAAAGAACATATCTCACCAGACTGAAGTAGTTTGAACACACCTAGCTTTGTTTGCAGGTCAATCGGCATACCCGTAAAATCTTTATACCTAGCGAGCGTTTTGGCCGTGTAGTTATAAATAACATATGCACCATCAGGACGCAATGTTGCACCATACCCTTTAGCGTTATTGAGTAAATCTTGCAACTCTTTGCTTTCATAATATTTAGCACAAGCGTCTGTATGTTTCTTCTGATCTTTGATTGAAGCAGGTATTGATGGCAAAGTTATTGTGTTTTCTCCTTTACACCTAGCAAGATGTGCTAGTAAAGCATAGTTTATACCTTCGCCATCATCATCAAAAGACCATCGAACTTCATTGTGATTTTCGCCATGTAAATTAGTAAGCTTAGTGCTAACTCTAGTTACAATATCGTTAATTAGTTCTTCGTCTGCTCTACCAACAAATAACTTTTTAACCTTGCGTATGGCAACTTTAATATTACAAGTTGAAGTGGTGTTCTCGTCGCCTCGCATCTTGTTAATGCGAAAACTTTTTATTTCAAAGGTATCTCTTTGCCCAAACAAAGACCCAAGTTCTTCACCGTCTTCAAAGACTTTGACCCCTCTCAATATAGTCTTTGTTTCGTAACTGTCATCTTTGGGTATGTGAACTGTTTCTGTATAATGCCCATTGTCATCACAAGCTACAAAACTAAACAAGGGTCTTACTAGTTGCACCTGTGCTAATAAGTTTACTAGCCTAGGGGACAACTCTAAGTCCTTATGTTTAGTAGACAAGTTAGACCTGTCAATTTTAATTATGCTAGTCATACATTTCCTTAGAAGTTAAATTTAGCTAGGATTAAGTCAACCTTTTGCTTGACCGCCTCACGAGCAGTAAATGATTCACGCAAGTCCGATACATCGTAGCCCTTAATACTCGCCTCAAGTTCAGCACGAGCCAACTCTAGCTTGGGGTCTTGAGTAATGTTCAGGTGCTTGAGCATGGCAATAAGTTCGGTAGCGTTCTCCATTAGCGAGTCACGGAATATGCGTGGCTTTAGCACAGTTCCATGGGTAAGAGGGTCATCACTAGCTACCTCGTCATACTGAAGTCTGTCACTCATGCGGGTAAGGCAGTCGTGCAATCTAGCCCAAGCGTCACGCATTGCGTTGTTGAGCCGTTCTTGATATGCTGAGTCACAGTTTGCGATTATCTCCGCCTTAGCTTCTTCGTTAATGTCAATGCGGAAGTCACCCGCAGTCGGCACAGGGAAGAAGTTATACGAGAACTTGAATCTGTTTCTTAGCGTATGGACTTCGGGATACTCTGCCCTGTCAAACAAATCGCCCAACTGAAAAGCGGCGGCGATCACTAGGTTCGGATACGAGTCAATGAACTTGTCGATCAATGCCATGTAGTTGTTCTCCAATACATTCAACTGTTCCTTGTATGCTATGAAGTTAGACATGGGTATCAAGCGTGAGCCGTTGTCAGACCAAGGTAGAGTTTGCGACAAGTGCCATGTTCTAGCACCCGATGCGTATTTGAGGATTGATTCCAACACACCTGTGCCTGCCATTAGATTCTTGTTCACATTGACTGTGGATACCTTGGTGTGCTTGGCATTATCTACCTCGGCAGATACCTTCTTGTCCAACTTGCGTGCAGTCCAACTGCTGATACTTAGTTCGACTAGCATGGCTGATGATGCAATACTGATTGAGTTATTCATTTGTTTTCCTTTAGGATTGGGACATAGTGTCTACTTGACACTTTGTCTTTGTTTGTAAAAATCACTGTCTGTGTAAAACTTAACAAGATGTTGTATTGCGTGAGAATAGGTTAAGTTAAACCCTAGCATTTCGCCTATCTCGTCTTTCACTTCTATAAGCATCTCAACTGTTTCAGGGTTGAGGCTTACATTTATCTTGCCATCTTTGCTACGACCTTTTGGTATTTGCGTGGTCATTATTTTCTCCTTATTCAACATGAACGATTTTGCCTACTACTGATTCACTAAAATTACGATTGCCTTTGATGCACCATAAGACAGGTGACTCAATAGTCCAGTTGCTTGGGTCTTGGTGTCCAATGTATCCGTCGGTTAGCATGATTAGGCACTCAGGTTTCATGTCGTGCTTCTTCATAAACTTAGGCACACAGGCAGGCTCAGTGCCACCACCACCCGCAGGCTTGGTAGTTTCGATTAAGCCAGCAAGCTCATTGTCCCGATAGGTTTCTCGTGATGCCACATGAGTGTCCCAATACAAGATGTCGATAACTTCAGGACTGACCTCATCACAGATAGACTTCACCTCAGATAAGAACTGCGTCAACTCCTCAGTCCCAATAGAGCCTGATGTGTCAATGCCAATCGCAATACCACCTACCTTGTCAGAGTAAGATGATGGCATGATTAAGTCCGAGGCAAGATACCGCTTGTGCAGTCGTTTCCATGTGGTCTTGTCCTTGCCTTGCATGGCAGTCTTAACAAAATCACGCAGGGCTTCTCGCCAATTAACCTTTGGCACTAGCATCTCGTCAATCTCACGAGATACATTACCGCCCATCTTACCCACGAGCATAGAGCCTTGACGCAAAGCTTGCTCTACTTCTTTGGCGACTTCTTCCTTGTCCTGCTCAGACATACCTTCGGCTTCTTCCCAGTCGTGTCCGTCTAAGGAGTCTTTACCACCGCCACCACCACCGCCTTGTTGTTCTTCTTCAAGGATTTTGAATACTTGCCCTGAGTCCATACCACGAAAGCGTTCATCAATAAGACCTAGCACATTACCATTTGCGTCGGTCGGGAAGTCCGTCATTTTATTGTCGGGGTCATAGTCTTTGATTTGCAGATTGATAACATAGTCACAAGCCATGTTAGCTAGTTGTGCGTTCTTCTTACGCAAAGGTTGCCACACTACCAAGTGACGATAAGCCTTGTGCATATTCTCATGCAAGATAAGGAAGGCTAGTTGCTTGTCGTTCAAGCTATCAACAAACCTTCGGTCATACACCACATCAACACCATTGGTGTGAGCCGTGCCAGTAAGAGTCTTATCTTTAACTTCGACTTTGCCAATCATGAACAAACCTGAAAACAAACAAAAGCTTGGGTGTTTCATTAGTTGGACATGGATTCGTTCAATCCGTTGCTCTGCTGTTAGTTGAGCCATTGCATTTTCTCCTCGTTAGGTTTAACTTCAATATTTAATTCTTCATCTTCTTCGGCTTGCTCTACATAGTCACATATTGCTTGAGTAAAGAGTCGGATAGCCTCATGCGGTGGCACATTGGCATGCCCTAGCATGGTGTTGATGAGCATGGTAAACAATACTGACATAACCATACCCACTTCCATGTCCTCTTTCTCAAAATAAGAACCAAGAGTGTCGGCAATATATTTCAATTGCTTTTGCCGTTCATCTATTTCTTCTGCACTAACTGCTTTTACATCCATGTGTATCTCCTAGGTTGAGACAAAGTGTCACCATGACACTCTGTCGTTTAGAACAAGTATTGATTCTCACGCATCCAATCCACGAAGGATTGACTTGTCAAAAACATCTTCTTCTTGTCGTCGTTCTTCATACCAGTCAAGCAGAATACAGACTGCAACTCTTTTGGAGTCCGCTTGAGATACTCAAAGAACTTATTGATTGTTTCTCTGTCAACACGCTGAACTGCTGAGAAGGCTAGCAAACACAAGGCGGCTGGACTTGTGGGAACTTGAGCAGTCTTGGGGTTCTTACAGATTTCTTCCCACGATGGCAAAGAGTCTGCAACATCAACGAAAGACATTAGTTCACGAGCAGAATACGCACCGATAGTGCCTTCCAACGCACAAAGAATTGCATTAGTGGTTGAAGAGCCACGGATCTTAAGAATATTTGATGCTCTCTCAAGGGAACGGGGACTAACAAAAGCCTTCTGTGGTTCTTTCGGTTGAAAGATATGGCGGTTGCCTGCCTGTGATGGGTCTAGGTATGTAGCTAGAACTTGGGGGTTCTGCTTAACCCATGCTAGAACTTCAGCAACGATATCACTCTTGACTGCCCACTCGCCCCATGAGTTCGGTTCGATAGAGCCGTCGGCATTAAAGCCTGCAGATGGTTTCTTGATGTGAACAACGCTGACACGATTGCGTGTATGGGAACGCATTACATCATTGACCCCGTCTGTGCTGTAATTACCAGCCGTTACGACTATCGTTTGCTTGTGCAATGGGATACCCATAACTTGCCTTGGGTGATTAAGCATAGGATGCAACATATTCTGCACACCCAATGGTGCTTTGGTTATCTCGTCGATAAAGATAACGAGTGGTTCACTAAGATGAAATCCCCACATCTCATTAGGGTAGATGCGAGTAGTCTTGGTAGCATGGTCAGGGATAGGCACACCCAACTCACCCAACTCAATGTTTGGTGCGTCAATATACACACTACGATAACCTGTGCGTGCCACAATATTCTTGTGCATTGAGGTCTTGCCCACACCCATCTCACCCATCAAGTGGATAGTCCCTTCACCACCCAACGCAATAATCATATCCTCTGCTTCTTTGAGGGTTGCGGATTTACTTAACAATACTTCAGCCATTTTTAATTTCCTTAAGGTTATATTTAATTAAAGACATAGTGTCACAGCGACACTTTGTCCTGCTCATACTTCTCTGATAACACATACTTCTTATTTGAATCATGAAACGCTTTACCTACTTCTACTTCTTCTTTTACAAACAACTTATCCCTGAAGTGATGCTTTAGGAACTCATCAAAGTAATGCTTCAACTCTCGTGGCGAGCAATGAGTTTGGCTAGTCCGATAGCTGTATCTGCCTGCTGATACAGCAAATAGTTGCATCAGGTTGTAAGCTAACTCCAAATCACCAGATTCATTAAAATCATCCAATGCTTTAATAACGATTGCTCGATTGCCTTTGAAATCAGGTGTGTGATTCCAATTAAAGGAAGGTATAAGCTCAGTTCCTTTTAGCTTTAGATACTCTCTAACCTTTTTCAGCCTATCAGAATCACCTTCCCCTAGGTTGTCGTCCATACCCAAAGCGGTGCAAGCGTAGTCAAGGAACTTCTTGTGTTGCTTACGCAATGCGTTCATCTCTTTACGATTAAGCCTGTAAACATGCTCTTTGTCGTTCAGAGATGGTTGATAGTCGCCATCAACAAGACTAAAGGTTGTCGGCTTGTCCTCGTTGATTACAAAGTTTTGACCTTTCTTGTTGACGAAATACCACTTACCCCGCATTGAACCGATTTGGGCTAGTCCACTCAGAGCATAGGTGACCATGTTCATCACCGATACACCCCGATAGGATTCACCATGGAACACTATGTCGCCACTAGGGTAGAAGTCAATAATATCCCTGCCGTAGATAGCACATGAATACACCTCTGCAAACTGACCTAGTGGGTGATACGCAGACTCTATGCTGACTGTCTTTTTGACAATATTTACCCAACAATAGCGTCGCTTGTCGCCCAAGGGTCGGACATTATCCCTACCCCTGATTGGGACTACCTTGTCGTAGCGTTCCTTTGCTTGAGCATAGCTTGATATCGGCTTTATGCGAGCCGAGTTGTAGCCTCGGTGATAAAGCATTACTTGCCCCCCTTGAATAGCAGGGTTTCGTAATGCTCGATCAAGATCTTGAGCCTGCGATTCTCAGCAAGCAATTCGCTTGTGGACTCAGTCTTCTCAGCGATCCATTGCCTTGTTTTTTCAAGACTTATGGGTTTTACAAAACTACCACCCACTCGCATGATTGAATCCCGATATGGGGTTTCCATGCCATCGTCGTATAAGCCGTTCTCGATCTTTGGTTTCTTGATCTTAGTCGGCTTTGCCTTGGGTTTTGGGGCAATCCCTGCCTTGATATCTCTGAGCTTTTTAGCCCTGCGGTATTGAGCCTTAACCTTTTTGGGGTTGCGGAGTTTCCACAAAGCAGTTTGGACTGTGGCTAGGGACTTGCCTGTGAGTTTGGCAATCTCGCTAGGCTTGTCAATACCGCCCTCTACTAAGCACCACTTGGTAGACTCCATGATGGACATGGTTTTGAAGTCAGGCATAGCTGGCTTTGGGTTAGCAAGGTGTGCTTTTACTTCTTGTAATACTGCGTTTACTTCGGGTTTCATAACATACTCCTAAAGGTTGTGGGACTTAGTGTCGGAATGACACTTTGTCCTATTTGAATAGCCATAAAATAAATAGGATTGGAAGGGCTATGGCACACCCACCCCAAAACAAAGTCATAAAGAAATCAGAGAAGAACTCAAGGAAGTGTCTAAGATCAGACTTGTGCTTCTCTATTGCACACGCATACTCCACCCCCTTGAAGGCTTCGTTCACACTACGGCAGGTGCGACCTGCTACATGGCGTGGGTCAGCAGTCCCCCGATAGGTTCGCATATCTACCCCTTCGAGTTTTTCTACTACCATTTTGGGTTTTTTACCATTCATCTCGTATCTCCTTAAGTTGGTCAATGAGAACATCTAGGTTGTGTATTGAATTGAAAATGATTAGGTCAATGTGTTGCTTTTTGACACCACGCAAACGAGTAGTGCCCAAGGCAACAATCATTGCTTGAGCATTGGATATCATTTCGTTCACCATTTTCTTGTCGGTCATGTTGCACCCTGCAAGGCGGTGAGTTTGGCTTTCATAATCGCAAGCGTCGCCTCACCTTCCACAAACTCTACAAACCCTTCGGCTGAAGCTATCTCGCCACGACCTTCTTCCAAAGCATTTTGTAGGATTTTGATGCGGGCTAGCAACTCGCTAATGCGTTGTCCTTTGTAGTATTCCGTCATCTTTTTGCCCTACTCATCTTAGCCATGGTATCCATAGCGTTGTTATAAGACTCTTGCCATGAGTCCGCCCGCCTATTGGCTTGAGCAAGTTTGGTTTTGAGGCTTAGAATTTCCTCGGCAAGTATGCGGTTTTGGTCACGCAACATACGCTCTCGGTCTTCCTGATCCTCAATGTCATAGGCTTTCATGCGGTCGTCGGTTGTAAATGTAGTCATTTGATCTCCTAGGTTGGGACTTAGTGTCACTCTGACACTTTGTCGTTGGTTGTAAAGCGGTGGGAAAAACCCTCAAGAAACCCCGCTTTATAGGCTTCTTTGAGTTCTGCTGAAAAGGCTCTTGGCGACACCATGCCTGTGCTTGGGTTGTATTCCAACGAGTAGTTCCACGCTTTGGTTATTGCTATGGATTCAAGCGTTGTGGTTTCCTGCTCGTATGGTTCGTCGTCGCTTGGTTCATTAAAGAAGTCGTCCTCGAATCTTGGTTCTCTTGGTTCACTCATGTTGTCCTCTTTGGGTTTAGTTGCTTGAGCATAGCCATATCTGTTATGCAGACATAGTTTGATTTGTTTAGCGGTGCAATGGTGAACTTGCGTTCTTTGGCAATTTCTTCTCCGCAATGATGGCAAGTCATACGCAGACCATGAGTCTTGAGATGCTCGGCTCTGTCCTCGTCTACTTGCCTGCCGTAGCAGTTTGTGCATAGATAGCGGTGGGATTGGTGCGTCGCTGTCATACGCTTGCCTGTTCTTTGGTTTGAATACTTGCAATGTTGATTGCGTCCATTACTTCCTTGGCTAGTGCAAGGTTCTCTGCGGTTGGGTATTTCAAGCAAAGCATGAATACTTTTTGTAGCGTTCCTGCTACTAGGGCTTGTTCATTACTTGTCATAGTATCTCCGTTGTTAGGGACTTAGTGTCACTATGACACTTTGTCCGTTGCGTGTTGTGCAGGCGAATTCCCACTCTATTAGTATACCACACTTAGTGGGAAAAGTCAAGGAGATGTCCTACTTTGAAGTCCGCCAAATTGCACACGGCGGGCAGGTATTACCGACTGGCGGGCATCTGAATTTATTGCGTCGCTTTGGATTTGGTGTGTCGCTAGGGGGGTAACTGGTGGGTTTTTGCAAAGCAAAAACAAAGGGACAAAGTGTCACGATGACACTTTGTCCGAACCTACTAGGAACGCAACTGAGCCAAGAGGTCAGCAAGCAATTCCATATCCTCAATGGAATCAATCTCCTCTTTGACCTGTTTACGCAATGCGACCAACTCCGCCTTTGCGTCCTTACCTAATTCCTTTTGGCGGGTTGCAAGTTCTTTGCTAATTTTCCTAGCGGAGTCCAACTTGGCAATGGTAGGGTTAGCCAACAAGTGAGCCATTTCGGTTTGCAAGTCATTGTCCGATTTCTCGGCAAAAACCGCCCTCGCCTTGGCTCTTTGCTCTGCTTTACGCTTTGCTTGTGGGTCATCTGATTCAGGGATAACAATACCCGACTCTTTGCGGATTCTCTGCCACTTGGACTTGATAGCGTCCTCGGTCTTGCCTGCTTGCTCAAGGGTTTCAAAGATACGGATACGACCCATCTCATAGCGTGACCATGTAGGCTTTGTGCCTAGCACTAGAGCAATGGTTGCGATAGCCTCGGCAATGGTATCTTCACCTTCGTCCATTGCAAGGGTTGCGGATACCAACTGAGCGTCCTCTTGCTCGTCAAATTGAGCAAGCATATCGGCGGTTTTAATAACTGATTTCATAACAATCTCCATGGAGTGGTGTTTAGGGTAGGACATAGTGTCACTCCGCCACTTTGTCCAATATGAGCCGAAAACAATTCCCGACTCACAAATACAGTTTAACACACTTGGTGGGATATGTCAAGGACTTGTCCTATTTATTTTGCAATGTTCTGAAAATAGGGGTAATGTTCCGTAATGTTCTGTTGGCTTGGAACATTAGAAAACCATGCGGGTATTGGCTTGGCGGTTAGTTTAATGATAATGTTCTATTGTTCTATATAATATAATAGGGGAACGGGGCGGGTTTTAAGAATGACCCTGCACTCCGTGTAGAGGGTCTTGCTATCCTAGTAAAATATTTTTCCCGAGGTTACTTTTTTGGAACAAATGGAACAAATGGAACAAAGCGTGCAAGTCCTTGATTATAAAGGCTTTGTATTGTTCCATGGCACAGAACATTACAAGAACAATACTAGGGTTTGTCCTAGTATACAAAGTCAGTAAAACCGATTATGCTCTGTGACAGAGCATAACAAAAGACAAAGTGGCGTGGTGACACAATGTCCCATGTGGCTAGTGCGTCGCTTACAACCAGTTCCCTTCATTTTTACGAAAAAAAACCCAGCCGAGGCTGGGTCAAATTACTGCCATTGGAATTACTAAATATATTTACTGATCTCAATAAAGATGCAACGGGTTTTTTTAGCATACCTGATCTCTAAATGAGTAAACCCAGCATTAGCTAATTGTTTAAATTGTGGCTTGTTTATATACCGACCATCTAAGCCATTAAAGTAATCCACAATCCTAAAATCTTTATTAGCTTTAATATCATCATACAATGCCGACTGGCTTTTATAATCCCTGCCATAAGCTGGGATAAGTATTAGTGATTTCATAGTTTTTTATGGGCTGGCTTTCACCAGCCCCTTCCATGGTTAATTAAATAATTGCATCTTCAGGTTGATACTGCTCAAGCAAGCTAAGAGCATCTTGTAACAGGCTTTCGTCTAAGCAGTTTTTAGTAGCTTCGATTACTTCTTTTTGCAATTCTTTAATCTCAGCCATGCGATCTTTAAGAGCATCACTGTTTTTTAGCTTGATAGCTTTTGCTAGCTTGCTGGCTTTTTTAAGGTTTTCCTCTGTCCCCTTAGCAGTAAGTAAAGCGATCTCATTCTGTAATTCTGAGATTGGTTTAGCTTTTAGCTCATCCATGGCTTGCTGGGCTTTGCTACGCTGATCAGCTTTTTTCTGACCCTCAACTGATGGGCTGGCTGGTTTAGTTAAAGCGTAATTTTCTTCCAGCCGTTTAGTAAAGCGTTTCCACATACCCTTAACAGCATCAGAGTCCAGAGCTACACCTTTTTTCTTAGCGTAAGCTTGTTTCATTACTTCGCTACCAGCTATCCAGATATGGTAATCAGCTTGCTTAATAATTTTGCCATCCAGCTCAATAGCAATCTCAACAGCTCTGGCAAAATCTTCTACTGCTTGATCAGCATCCACTTCACTAACAGCAAACAAATCACCAATACCACTAAATACAGCTACTTGATTATCATCAAGCTTGAATGTAATTTCATTCATTTTTATATCTCCGATTAAGGTTAATCGCTAATGAACCATTCACTAGCTGAGATAAATCTTACCATACTATTGAAATAAATACAGGATTATTTTCATTTAATTTAATTTATTTTTATTAGCTGGTGCGTCGCATTTACTGGCTGGTGCGTCGCATTACTTAATACAATTTTCGGATCAGGCCCAGCCGGATCGGATCGGGCCGGAGCTCCTGGTCAACTCAGGCCGCCGACGCACCAGGCACTTCGCGACCCGCAAACCCTTACCCCACCTACCCCCATCCCCCAAGTATGCAAATAGGAGTCCCAGCTACACCATATACACAATGATCTGCACAGTACATACTTCATTTTAAAAAATTCACCACTTATGATGTAAATGCACACAAGATGCTCAACATGCTCACGGTCCTGTTAAAGTTATCCTATCCTCACGCAATAGATAAGTTGATTCACCTGGCAACTAAATATTAATTACACCCCCCACCCCCCTCTGTTTTTACTGCACTGCAGCAAAACTTGTTTTATAGGAATAGGCCCCCCATCAAAAATTTTGGGACTCCACCCCCCGGGGGGTATATAATTTTTATTGCTCTTCACGTGAGCACGGGGGAAAGCAGGTGTTTTCGTGCTTCGCATACATGACTGCGAGTACCCCACCTTTACACAGCTAATAAAACCCTGATACACTCCGCATAACGTAACCTGACAAGAAGGTCGTATGCAAATACCTGTTGAGCCAAACCTCGACAAACCCATACCAACTAACGCCAAACCACAAACTGGCAGTACGTATGAAGATCGGTTAAAAGTTGCCGGTAATACAGCGATGCTTCTAAAAGAACTAGGAGCAGATGATGATTTGTCCCCTGAAGAAGATGCCAAAGCAAAAGAAATGATTGCTAGGCTAAAGCCTGCAGAAGGTAAACCTAGCGTACCTAGCTCAGAAGAAAAAGAGTTAAAGAACGTAGGTGTTGCCCTAAAAATTGGCGGGTACTTAAATGAGTATGAGAAGCAGATTGTTGCAGACAAGATCCAGGTTAGAACAGTTGTAGTCAATCGCTTGATGGAAATTAGTCAGGACGATGACAATAAAGTAGCCCTTAAAGCACTGGAATTACTAGGAAAAGCATCGGATTTGTTTACTGAGCGCTCAGAAATTACCATTACACATAAGACTAGTGACGAACTTAAGGCTGCAATCAAGGAGCGCATTGCCCAATTGATGCAAATGCAAAAGCTTGATAACAAAGGTAAGACAGAAACACGCTTAAGCCAGCTTACAAACAAGACAGAAGTCGTAGATGCTGAGGCAAAAGAGGTCAAATGAGCGCATCAGCCACCCAAAACTACCCAAAAAAGCGGCTAACCCTAGCTGAACTAGAGTTTTTAGACAAAAACTTGGACCATATGGGCGAAGCGGAGCTCAGAACTTGGTTTAAAGACCTAGATACGACGGTAGTTGGTGAAGAAAAAGACGCTTCCCAAGAAAAATTCATGGCTTTTGTCAAAAAAGTCTGGCCCAGCTTTATAGAAGGAGCTCATCATGATGAAATGGCAGAGGCGTTTGAGCGAGTCGCCAAGGGAGAATGCAAGCGACTTATCATTAATATGCCACCTAGGCATACGAAATCTGAATTTGCTAGTTACCTCCTTCCTGCTTGGTTTTTGGGTAAATTTCCAGAGAAAAAGGTTATTCAAACCTCCCATACCGCTGAGCTTGCTGTGGGCTTCGGACGAAAAGTCCGTAATTTGGTCGACTCAGACATATACAAGTCAATATTTCCGGGAGTTGGGCTTCAAGCAGATTCAAAGGCGGCAGGTCGTTGGGCAACTAATAGCGGCGGAGATTACTTTGCAATCGGTGTTGGCGGAGCGGTTACTGGTAAAGGCGCTGATATCCTCATTATTGACGATCCACACTCAGAACAAGAGGCAACCCTAGCAGAAAGCAACCCAGAGGTGTACGACAAAACGTACGAGTGGTATACATCAGGCCCCCGGCAGCGTCTGCAACCTGGCGGTTCCATCATCATAGTGATGACACGGTGGTCTAAAAAAGATTTGACTGCCCAAGTGGTTAAAGCAGCCCAGCAACGCTCGGGAGAAGAGTGGGAGGTTATTCAATTCCCTGCAATTTTAGATGATGGCTTACCGCTATGGCCGGGCTTTTGGAGCTTAGAAGAGTTAACAGCATTAAAGCAGGAACTTCCTAGTGCCAAATGGCAGGCACAGTACATGCAGGCGCCAACAAGCGACGTCAGCGCTATTATTAAGAGAGAGTGGTGGCAGCTCTGGGAGCATGATGACCCACCTCAGTGTGAGTTTATGATCCAGTCATGGGATACGGCGTTTTTAAAGACTCAACGGTCAGACTACTGCGCTTGCACAACCTGGGGAGTGTTCTATCAGGCTAATTCTAGGGGGCTTGAGGTACCAAACATCATATTGTTAAATGCTTTTAAAGAACGTATGGAGTTCCCGGAGCTAAAACAAAAGGCAATGGAGCACTATAAAGAATGGGAGCCTGACGCCCTTATTGTTGAAGCTAAAGCCTCTGGAGCCCCGCTAGTGTTTGAGTTACGTGCCATGGGTATACCTGTTCAGGAATATGTTCCAAGTAAGGGAAGCGATAAAATTGCCCGCTTGAACGCAGTTGCTGATATATTTGCATCTGGAAGAGTATGGGTTCCTAATACGCATTGGGCGGATGAGTTAGTCGAGGAGACTGCATCTTTTCCTAGTGGAGAGCATGATGACTTAGTGGACTCAATGACCCAAGCACTATTAAGATATAGAAGAGGCGGCTTTGTAACACTAGAGTCTGATTATGAAGATGAGCCAAAGCAGTTTAAGTCAAGTAGACAAAAAGGCTACTACAACGTATAGGTAAATATATGGCAATAGACAAAGCACTATCACAAGCCCCGTTAGGGTTAAGCGCACTTCCAATGATGGAAGAAGGGCCAGAACTTGAGATTGAGATCGAAGATCCTGAGTCAGTTGAGATTGGCATTGATGGGCAGCCTATCCTGCGTATTGAAGAAGCAGAACCTAGTGATAAAGACTTTGATGCCAACCTAGCGGAGTATATGAGTGAGAACGAGCTGCAATCACTCGCATCTGATTTAATTGGTGATTTTGATGACGACGTTGGTTCACGCAAAGATTGGATGCAGACATACGTTGATGGTATCCAGCTATTAGGTATGAAGATTGAAGAGCGCACCGAGCCTTGGGAAGGCGCTTGTGGTGTATACCACCCACTGCTATCTGAAGCATTAGTAAGGTTTCAATCAGAAACCATCATGGAGACTTTTCCAGCTGCAGGACCTGTTAAGACAACTATTGTTGGTAAAGAAACCCAAAATAAAAAAGACGCAGCTGAACGAGTTCGTGATGACATGAACTATCAGTTAACAGATGTGATGCACGAATTCCGACCTGAGCATGAGCGCATGCTCTGGGGCTTGGGTTTGTCAGGTAATGCGTTTAAGAAAGTCTACTACGATCCAAGTATTGGTCGTCAGGTATCTATGTTTGTGCCCGCAGAAGATTTGGTTGTTCCTTATGGCGCTACTGATTTAGCTAGTTCACCACGAGTAACGCATGTAATGCGTAAGACTCCAAACGAAGTTAAGAAGTTGCAATACGCTGGGTTCTGGAGAGATATAGAACTACCCGAGCCAGTTGATTCATTTGATGATGTTGAGAAGAAGATCGCTGAGAAGATGGGCTTTAGAGCTACTACAGACGATCGTTATAAAATTCTTGAAATACAAGTTGATCTTGATCTTCCTGGTTATGAAGATGAAGAAGACGGAGAAAAGACTGGCATAGCACTACCGTATATAGTTACGGTTGATAAAGCTAACAGCATGGTTCTTGCTATTCGTCGTAATTGGAGGCCAGAAGATGAACATAAGAAAAAGCGTTCGCATTTTGTGCATTATGGTTATATTCCCGGTTTTGGTTTCTATTGCTTTGGTCTTATTCACCTCATCGGGGCTTTTGCTAAATCAGGT